CTAAGTTTCGACTGGTACTGGTATGACAAGCGAACAGACCCGGACAACATCGCGTTTCAGCACAAGTTTATCTTCGACGGCATGCAAAAGGCTGAATTTTTAGAAAACGACAACTGGGATCACATTGTAGAACTGCGAGATCGGTTCTTTATTGACAAAGCTAATCCGAGAGTTGAAGTCGAAGAGATCGATTAAGGAGAAAAAATCATGAATAAAAAATTGACATTTACAGTAACTGTTTTAGCAGGACTTATGTTTGGGGCCGGTGCAACCACCATTGCTGACAATGTTTGGCAAGGACACCAGAACATCGTTGCCACGAAAGCAAACATTGACAAGCTAACCGCTAAGATTAATGCCTCGAAGTCTAGCCTATCTGACTTGCAACATCAGCTGTCTGACGCACAAGCACAATATGCAATGCTCCAGCAGCAATACAACAATGATATGGCTGCCAAGGACGCCCAGATTCAGCAAAAGATCATTGACTGTCAAAACGCAGTCAATCAGAAGCAAGCAGAGGTAGACGCTAAACAGCAGACTATCAATGATCTAACATCACAGCTTGCAGCGGCCAAGCAAGATAGCAATGACCTATCACAGGCAATCAAAGACGCGCAAGGTATCAAGGACTATTCTGATCAGGCTGTTAAGTCAGTTGATGCACAGTGAGGCGAAGTCATGAAAACAGGAGACGACACGTTCGATGACATCTACATCAGCAAAGAAACTGGCAAGGTTGTAGGCGTCATGTACGAAGATGAGGATTACAAACTAGTGCCAATCAAACAGGAGGACGAAAAATGAGCAAACATTATGAAGAAATGAGCCAACTGGATAGGACCGATAAAAAAATGAAATTCAAGATTGTGGGTCGCAATGGCGAAACCAAAATCAAGGAATTCAGGTCTCAGTACGAAGCAGATTTATACTGCGAGCGTCTCAACTATGAGCGGTTGGAACGCCTCGGCTTGATTGAGCACCTGAACATACCAGCAATCGAATTTGAGTAGGAGTACATCACCATGAAGACATACACCAAATCAATTACAACAGAGAACAGTTGGAGGTGACTGACAATGAGCAATGAGACGAAGCGGGAAGTGTTCGATGCATTAATGGCTGACATGTCACACGGTTCAGAACAATGGCGTGCCAGATATGACGCCGCCCTGCCAGATGAAACCGAAAAGCAGAAAAACTGCCCATATTGTCATGAAACCGACCCACAATCAAAGCATGCACATTACGGCAAAGCCATGTCAGACAAGACAGAATATTTCGACTTCGTTCGCAAAACGAAGCTATATAGGCGTGTGAAGGCACGAATCAAATCACCAGAAAACCAGCACCCAAAGTTGTGTGTCACACAAATGAACCGGTTCAGAGAAGTATCAGTCGTTTTGGATAAGGAAATAAACTATTGCCCAATTTGCGGGAGGAAATTATGAAAAAGACGAAGCGGGACGTGTTTGTAGATGCCGTTGACGCATTAGCTGATGCACAGGCAAGCAGTGACAATAATGTTGGACTTGGGCACCAAGATGCAGATTTATTCATGGCTGAATATAATGCCGCCTTGCCAGATGATCTGCCGGTTATTCCGAAAGCGGTAGGAGAGTATCTAAAGAGATACAAACTGATGTTCACATTATTCGGTTTTCTGAGAGATGCCGTCAGTCGCATTGATACGCCGCTCGATGACCTAAACCAGACGAAGTATCACTGGATCGCTAACAATCAGAACACATTCGCCCGTGCATGGGTGCTAGGTGTCTGGCGCGTTGAGGAAACCGGCGAAATCGTGAAATTGGAGGCGGAGAAATGAAACGAGAGATTAAGTTCAGAGCGTGGAACAAAAAAGACAAAGTGATGGTTGATGTTGCCGCTATGAATTTGGGTCCAAGCGGATTATGGAGCCTTATCGAATATGCCTATGATGCGGAACTACAACTTGCAGATAACTATGAGTTAATGCAATATACCGGTTTGAAAGATAAGAACGGGCGGGAAATCTACGAAGGCGATATCGTGCGCACCGGTGAGGACAATATTGGCGATCCTGATCCGACGATTGGACAAGTGATCATGCGGGAAGGATCATGGCTAATAGAAAATGAGAAAAAGCAAGAGGAAATTGGCCTTTTTAGCGAGATTACAAGTCGTGAGGTCATCGGCAACATCTTTGAAGACAATCAGCTACTGGAGGGAAAGTAATGATTGCCGTCATGCTGCTAATCTCAGGTGCTGCAATATGGCCGTGGGCTAACTGGGAAAGAGGGAAATAAATGAAATCAAAAAGTAATCGCGTGTTTCAAAATAATGTTCGCAAGAATATCAGCGATAACCACATGCTACAGAAGGATTACGCAAAAAGCATCGGCATTACGACACGTCAACTGGCGCATCTGCTTCAAGACAACAACGTTAGCTTGGCAAAACTTGATGACTTCGCTGAACGCGCTGGGCTTGATCCGTGGGAACTCATCCGGCCTCCTGAAAGCAAATAAAAAAGCGCACCATCGCGGCACGCTTATCCCCCAAACTTTTACAAAATTAATTATACCATAAGGAGTGGCGCTTGTGATGGAGCTTTTATCAATTAGCGATGAAAAGGATCGGGAAGCAGTCGAAAATATCCTAAATAAATACCGAGCAGAGCGTGGATTCATAAAGGCGCCAGTCAATCCAAAGATCACTAGTGCATGGGGAGACGGAACTTCTGCCAGCACTGTTCAGCGTCCGCTGTATGCACAGCAGCGTTTGGAAAGACAAGAATCGGCACGTAAGTTCTGTGAATGGTGCGACAGTTGTATTGCATCAATGCCGAAACAATCACATCAGCGTTTATTAAGGGTGCGCTATTGCGATGGGCCAGAAACAGATACGCCAGACGGTGATGCAATGAATATTCTCGATATATCTGCAGCAACCTACACACGCAGAAAGAAAAATGCGTTGTTAGCAGCGGCCTGGTACTTTGGCGTCACACCCAGAAAAAGTAGTGAGCAATAAATGATCGATGAATGAGGACTATTTGAGGACTAATTGATTGATAAATGAGTGGCGAACTAAAAACGGAATCCCTTATGATTGTATTGTGCCAAAGGTGAGAAACCTGAGACACCGCATTTTTCCTCCGAGCCTCAGTGATGATAAAGCTGTGGCAAGGCGTGGCAATGAGGACTGGCTGAGATAGTCAGGCGGGTTCGATTCCTGCATGCCACATTGTCCAGTTTAGCGACCGGACACAGCTTGCGATGACCCTAGCTGACAATGGGCGAGCGAGCAGCAGACATGAAGCACAGATATCACCTCAATGTAGTATTCCAGTTTACGCTGGGGTACTATTTTTGTGAGGTGATACGAAATGGACAAGAAAGCGGAAATTCGGGCCATGATTGAGCATCCAGAATATCTTTTGCATGCTGAGAAAATGAGCTTGGATAAGAGAATAGAGCAGAAAAAGCTTGATAGTAAGGATGTGAGGTCAGCAGTGGTCGATACTGCCAAGTCGAAAGGAAAGCAGCTGGCGGTAGACGTCTTAAACGGCAAATGGGGAGATCTGATCCTTGATCTTGTGGATACGGGGGATCATTTAAAAGACCGTTTGGATGACATGAAGAAGACTTTGCTTTTGGCAGAATATCTACAAAAGACCGATGATCAAGAGCAGGGCCTTCACAGGTTGAGTTCTCTCCTCACAAATCCGTACGGACTGAGTATCTATTCGAAAATAGTCTCCCTACTGTCAGATGCTCCATCAGATGATGATATGTTGGATATTATGTCTGATTATCTGGGTAATCTTGCAAATGAAAAAGATTGGGGAAGCACTTTTTCTAAGAACAAGAGCATTTTGAATTTAATAGACAGAAGTTCTCCGCTAGCTCTAACTCTGCTTCGGAATTCAGACCATTGGCCGTTAGTTCCAGGACCAAAAGCATTCATTGCTGTAGATGGTAGAGTGCAGGGAGACAATACTGGATGGGTAGCAACCGCATTTAGCAAAGTGCCAGTTTTTTCTAACATTGAGAAGACAAGCATCCAGATGGCAATCGTTGATTTAGAATCAAATAAGTTAGCTGAATTTATTTCGGGAACGCTGAATCCACCATACGCTAATCCCAATAATCCTTCAGAGTTAATTTATGCTGAACGTCCGACCGATGCTGGGAATATGCTTAAGGCAGCCGTTTCGAAATCTAGTGCTACAAACCAAGAGAGCTAATATGACGCTTTGGCATCTTTTTATTTACTAAAGCACTCCGCCAAACGGTGAGGTGCTATTTTTGTGCAACAAAAAGGCCCTCTGAGCGATTAACTGAGGGCCTAGCTACCGGTGTTTACTGAGGTGAAACAACGGTACCGAAAAAGAGTATAACACATGTAGCAATAAATCGGATTAAAAAAGCCCTCAGAGACCAGTCCAAGGGCCAAAAGAATGAAAAAACGGAATACTTGTGTGAGCAGCAGCGGTTGACTTGGAGGAGAAAGGCCACTGCTCACATATATATATTAGCACATTCCTTATAGAAGATACTAAAATAGCCCTCGGTTGGGGGCCGAGAGCCTAAAGAAAGGGTATTACAAAGGAGTGAAAATGAGTATCTGTTGGGAACAATTTAATTCTAACTCATCGAAATTTTTTAAGCAACAAAAAAGCTTTCGGGGCCTAATCCGAGGGCTTAAGAACTCGGGAAGTTCTTCATGAGAATGTGAGCAGCGTCATCAAACTGCTCACGGACATTATATTTTCGGAGGCGAGTAGATGCAATGGACAGATGAACAAATTAGTGACATTAGGAAGCTCGCCTCTGAAGGCTTTACCAGACGAGAGACGGCAGACAAGCTCGGGATTAGCTACGACGCGTTGCAGGGAAAAGCAAAACGGCTTGGAATCGAGTTCAAAAAACCAGTCAAGAATGAATACGATTCAGCAAAAACAGATAGAAAGAGCCAACCAGCTGACAGAAAAGTGGCTCTTAATGCTGATGGTAGTCAAACAGTAACGGCCTTAATGAGACTCAAGCATGAGCCAAATAAAGACCCACGAACTTTGATGGAGTTGTGTGGATACGATCCTGATAAGTTCGAGATGGTATTAGGCGACTACAAAGTGTATGAGCAGCATAGTACTGAAGACGGCACAGTTCCGCAGTACAGCATTCATATTCGCGTAAAGCCGAAACAAGGCTTATCAATAAGTGAAATGGCTGAAGCGTTCAACGACAAAATCATTCCGGTCAATTACGGCATGAAGAAATCGGGCGATCGTAACTTAGTCATCCCATTGCCTGACCTGCATTTTGGCTGGACAACATTCGCCGATCTAAGAGACATGGTGAGTCAACTTAGAGAGATCATCATGGACGGCTACAACGAGATTGTGATCGAGCAATTGGGAGATCTGTTCCATAGTGATCAGATTCATGCAACACAAACGGTTAGAGGGACACAACTAGATCACGCAAACATGCGTCAGGCATTCCATGATGCAGTGAAGCTGTTTGATCAAATTGTTCCGCTGACAATTGAATATAGCAATCGCGTCTCAATAAAGAGCGTGTTCGGCAACCACTCGGGGGATCTCGAATACGCTTTTCTTTATGCGCTGATAGAACGCTATCCACAAGTACACGTTGATCTCAATGACAGTAATCCGGCAACCGACTGGCGCTGTGCATACTTGCTAGGGCATGTTGGCATTATGCTCGCCCACGGAGATGTAGCCAAGGACAAGCTGACAGGGCTTTTTCCATTTGAGTACAAAAAAATATTCAATATGGCAAAAACATACGAACTTCACTCAGGCCACTATCATAGCGAGCGGTTTAAAGATGATCGTGGCATTATGTGGCGCCAGCTTGG